ATGAAGGTCAGCTCTGACAAACCCTTAAAGCTTCCTCTAAGGGTTGTCTCGGCGCAAAAGTCTTCAAGTCCCCTCAGCGAGAGGTCTATCCGACTTCCGTCTGGGTGTGGTCAAGTGTGTTCATTGCAACCTCATGTAGTCCTACGTAAGCGAGTAGTCTCCCAAGATAAACCAAAAAAGGTCATCTTGGGAGAGCTCGCACGGCTCCAAGGAGTCTGGGATGGCTATATGGTTTTGATCTCTGCCATTCACCCCTGGGCAATTGAAACCCAGGTTTCTGAGAGGTCCTCTAGATTGTACCAGAGGATCTCTCGGATTTGGTGTTGGATCTTCAAGCTGTACCTTGCGCACGGAATCGAAGAGGTAATCACTGATGTGAAGTCCCTCTGCGATTGGGTCGCATGGTACGCCGTCGAGTCTGTACTCGACGAGCCGAAGACTGCCGACTCTCTTATAGGGAAGCGCAACCTTGTAGGCTTTTGGTTCTTGTTACCTCAAGCCTCCAAGGAGCAATTGTTCCTTATAAGGAGTTGGAAAAGATCGTTACCAAAGCCAACCAAGACTAAGGTGGAGGGAACCCTCCAGAAGTTCAGTTCTCTGGTATCAGAAGAGATCGAGTGTCCTCTTCTGGAACATGCAGAGAACTTCATGAACGTCTGGTATGATCGGTTCCATCCTCGTAGAGTTTCTGCTCCGGAAATTACCTTAACTCCGGCCGCCTCCTTTGAGACGACTCTCAAAGAAGGAGGCAAGAGTGTTTGGTTTTCCAGACTCTACGAGGAGTTTTTGAAACTCCCCCTTGTACTTGATTCTATGAAGGGAATCAATCAGGAGGGGAGACCCTATAGCCATCTACGGAGTAAGAACCCCACCAGCGGTGGGTTTTCTAACTCTGTGGATTACAAGCAATGGGGTATCTCCTTTCTGTTTCGGCAACTCCGCCTCGAAGGCTTTCTTCCGGGTGACCCGGACGAATTCTCATGGGTTGATGAAGATCCCCATGAGAGAATTTCGTCCATTCTCGATCACTCGGAGCCTCCGAGGGGTGATGCGCCGCTTTACCCTTCAAAGGTAGTTCCTATCCTCGAGAGGGGAGACAAGTGTCGTGTTGTCACGACGGCTCCGGCCGTGGTGACCACGGCCTTGCAACTCTTGAGGTCAGTTCTCTACGAGTTCCTTGCAGAGGATCACTATTGCAGTGTCCTCTACAAGGGCTACAAGTACAAATCTCTTGGAGCGTGGAAGCAAGCTCACCCCACATGGTGGCAGAGGATCTCCTCGGATCCTCGTGGTTTGAGATTCCTCTCAACGGACCTCACGTCGGCAACTGATACCTTCGCGAGGTCCCTGGTGGAATCTCTCACGAGGAGGTTCTTCGGGCGTTTCGTTTCGGAACACCCGAAGTACCGTTACCTCATGCACCTTGTAGGGTTTGTTTACTGTCCACAGGACTACATCCTACCTGATAAGACTCGGGTTCTCGGTCTTCGGGGAACTCCCATGGGGAACCCTGCAAATTGGGCCTTTTTAGAGATCATCAATGAGTTCGCTCTTGCGATCGCTGAAGAGGCCTACTTTTCTGCAGGGTCCCTCATGGGAAAAATCCCTTCGCCGAACCTCGTGGGGAAATTGACGATACCCGCAGTTTTCTGCGGGGACGACAACCTCACGATGTTCCACGATCCGAAGCTATTTCGGCTCTATGAGAGGTATATGTCTCTCTGTGGGGGCATGATCTCAGCGGGCTCACATTTTGAGTCCTCTAAGATCGCCTTCTTCACGGAGATTCCTTATACCCGGGCGCTTGAGTACATTGAAGTACCCAAGCTCCGCATGCTCATAGAGCATGAAAATAACTTACCGGATGGTAAGTTCGAGAACCCACTTTTCTACCGTGGGGAGACCATCTCTAAGGCGGTCGTCTATTTAGACGGCCCCTTAGAGGCGATGCGGGAGGGAATCCTCCTATGGTCTCTTCTTAGGAATTACGATATCATTAAGAGATTGACTTCTCTTAAGATTCCCGTACATATTCCTCGGCAGTTCGGCGGTTGGGGTTTTACATCCCCAACTGGCCGTGTGAGTCTTCCTAGCCGCCATAGGCGTGCTCTCAAGGTTCTCTTGAGGGACGATCGGTCCCTCAAGTTTGTGATCCTTAAGAGTCGCCTAGCCTCTATTTGGAACTGTTCTCTAGCGGACGGGCGCTACGGCGAGATCTTGGATCTCGTTGAAGTGGCTTTCGATAAGCTAGAGAAGTTCTTTAAAGGGCTCGAGGTCTTAACTGACCACTATGGGTTGGTTCCTGTTGAATACGGGAACTTTCGACAACTCATAGGGGTCAAGTACGACCTCGAGGATCACGGCTGGATTAACTCCAAGGATGCCTTGGAGTTGATTTCAGGCAGGGTCTTAGCGGCCACATGGGCTCTGGGCTACAAGCCTGTCGAAGGACGGTCGAAGACCTTCGAACAAGCTGGTAGGGAACTCGAGAAGATCGTTTCGACGATCCTCGAGTCCCATTCCCGAGAGTACTCATATGGGCCTCTAAGACTTGGTGAGAACACACTCCCATCGAGTCTTCAGACTCGGTTCTTCTTCAAAGAGTGTTCCCTCTGGGCACCTCGCTCGGTAATCAGCTATCTAGCTGACACTGCAGCGGGGTTCCTTCGGGGAAAGAAACTCTATGAGGTGAACCGAAAAACTCGATGGGACCACACATTGACAATGCTGAGGGTGGCTGGTCGGCTTCAAGCCGAGTCAACCTCAACACTGATTAATCCGTAAGGGCGGAGTGGGAACTCTACCCGAAGGATTAAGTCTAATATCTCTCAGAGGAAAC